TTCCAGTAGATTCTACGCTTCTTGCCTGAATCCAGGGCCGCCTTGAGAATGTTCAAGCTTAAATCATCTTGGAACACTGAGTCACAGTCGTCGAACACGATCACATTGTTCTTGTCTGAATGTTTGTATAGAGTGCAATACAGGCCAATCGGAGTCATGGCACCTTTGATCACTTCATACTTGACACGACGACCACTCAACTGGTCAAACAAGCCTGAATGCTCCAACTGTTTTTCTACACCGTAGCTCTTGCCCACGCCAGGAGGGCCAACCACAATCATTGCACGAACATCACCAGCAATGGTGGCCTTGGTCATTTGATCAAGGATGTCAAAGCGTTCGCCGATACGAGCAATAACTTCTTCGTCAGTTTCCACTGGCTGTTTAGCATGGGCCACCGGTGCTACGAATTCACCCGCTGGCGCTGACTCGGTAGTAAACTCCAAATCTTCAATGCTGTTTACACGAATACGAACTACATCTGGTGTGTTTTCACCAAAGTAGCCGTCGGCGTTTACTGTCACATAGCCTCCTTTGGCTCCAGTTTGGTAACCTTTGACAAGATTAAAAATCATACCGTTTACGGGTTGATTACGATAACTACCGTGTTTTACAAGAATTGTAGACATTTTTTAGCTCCTTAACTATGTTGTTAATATGTGTATATTATAAGCGAAATGGATTTAATGGTCAACCGACTGTTTCTTGGAACGTTTTAAGAATTACTGGACAGGCTTCCAACGGCAAGCCTTCTTGTACCATTAACCCAATGATGGATTGGTCAGTGAGTCCCATGCCAATGGCGTCAATTAACAGGTCGCGTAATTCTGACATTTCTAACTCCTTTTTAGTTTCTATACAAGTATTATAACCGAAATGGGTTTTTTGGTCAACCATAAAAAAACCCTCCAAAATGAAGGGTTTTTTAGTAGGTTAGTGCATACTAACTATTCTTCTAATCCAGCTTTGTCAAAGGTAATATTGTGTTCAAAAGTTGATCCTGGAGTTACAGTCCAATGCCATGTACCTTTTCCTATTAGGCGGTCTGGTTGATGTTTTTCACCATTAATGGTTACTTCTTCGCCGCGGGGATCTCGCACGAAATCACTATTATATTCAGAGACATCCATGAAAATATCAGGACCAGTGCTGTAGACAATCGAGCCCATTTCGACTTCGGCATGGTTTGCTACAATTTGACCAAATCTTATTGCAGATTTTACTACAGAAATTACCATGTGTTTAGTTCCTACAAAATTCATAGGAATTTCAAACGTGAAAATAGTTGGTGCATGTTCAAAGTCTTGGTTTTCTTTTGTCATTTCAACCAAGTCGACACTACCAGAAAATACTGTCTCACCGTCTAACACAGCAGTAACTTCAGCTTCTCCTGTTCCCCACCCTAGTATTTTTACTGTTCGATTTGTCATTGATTATCCTCTGTCTGATATTTGTATTACTTACGCTCAATGTCATCTTCAACGCAATTTTCACCGTATTGTATTTCTACAATTTTCAACGGCTGATCTGTTTTGTTGCATAGCTGATGCCATTCATTACGATTGATGTGTATGTGAGTATGCGGATCAAATTCGCCCAATAACTCTTGATCACTTTTTCTATTTATGCTATAAACTGTAGCTGTGCCTTCTGCTACATGCCAGTGTTCGGCACGATCTTGATGACGTTGCATACTAAGACTTTGCCCGGGCATGACTGTGAGTTCTTTAACTTTGGTTCCAGGCACATCATGTAGCACTCGGTAGTATCCCCACGGGCGTTCTGTTTTGGGAGATTTCCATTCTTCTAGAATCCAACTACTGCTGTTGGCTTTATTGAATCCTCCAACGCCAAATGCAAATGTTAAGTTGTCGTCTTTGACATCCATTTCTGGAATATTTGCATGTGTGCGGTCTCCGCCATTGGCAAATATAATTTTATCATTTGGATAATGTGCTCGAACTTGGTGTAGCAAATGGCAAGCTGTTCCATCTTCGTCATCAAACGTATAAACTTCCTCAACCGAAGATAAGTTGTTGATCACACACAAACGTTCTTGCCAGGGCATAAAAGCACGGCCTTTTTTGCGAGACAACCACTCATCACTGTTGATGCCTACAATCAGCATGTCTCCAAGTAACCGAGCTTCTTTGATCAATTTTATATGTCCAGAATGCACTGGATCAAAACCACCACTTACTACTACTATTTTTTTCATGCAGATATTTATAACCCGTTAAACGGCCATGCTCAATAAACTGCCGTCAATCCAAGGAACAACTAAATCCTGTTGCCGTAGAGCACTGTGGGCATAAATGCTTTTTGCAGCAGACTGAGGTAAAAGATTCTGTTCTACCAGTGTGTGCCAACTGGTATTTTGTGGATTTTGCGGGGGCTGGCTACTTTTGTAAACCACTGCATGTATCCACGGCTCTGTGAGTGTTTGTTTAAAAAACCCAGCACCGCAGTCCCATCCGGCGGTGGCCAACATATACATAAGACTGACCATGGTGTGGTGATAGTAGTGTCCATTAGGCAACACATAAGAAAGCTGTCGACGATGTATTTGTTGAGTCACCGGCACAGTCAGTGATAACATGCCGCCTGGGCTGGCAATATGCCACCAATTGCTTAGAGTTTGTATTGGATTCAATGCATATTGAAATGCATCATGGCACCATAACACATCAAACCCTCCGTCTGGTGCAATAATTGGGTCTTCAAAATTATATTGTTGATATGAGATATTTTTGTGTTTATCTGCAACCAACAGATTTTCACCTAGATCAATACCATAGCATTCAATGTTCAACGGTTGCGGCGTGTCATCACGAGTCGTTCTTGTTGCCCACCAGGCTAAATCATCGCCGGGTCCGCATCCAAGATCAACTACGGTGCGTAAACTGAACATAAAATCATCATGCTCAAATAACTGATTTAGCGTTTCAAGACTGTGTTGGTGGCTATCGCCAGGATGTGCAAACGTCATACTTGCACATCCTCCATACCCGCTGCTCGCAATCTTACAATGTGTCCAAGCATAAAATTTTTACTTTCCATTCCTTTAAGAATGCCCAAGAATCGATTACGCAATAATGCAACTTCATTAATTAGGGTTTCGAATTCAATCACTTCATCTTCGCCATCTACATACTTTTCTGCATCGCGACTAGTTAACGCACGGGCATATCCTTCAAGATATTTTTGAAAATGTTTTCGACGGATTTTTCGTAGCTGTATATTGAGATAATTTAATACTGCTTCAATTTCTTGAAGTTGGTTGAACCTATGCTCGGTTATACCGGGCAAGGCTGTAATATTTTTTTCAACAAGACCGCCAACACGACAGTCGCGTTTGGCTTCATCAAGTTCTTGCTCATAGTGAGTAATAAAATCTGGAATATTACTTAGATCAGCTACAACTTTACTATACCACATGTTCTGACTCCTTTGCTAGCCAAGGAAAGGTTGTTTTCCAATTTAAATTTCTACGACGATCTGTTTCATCCAACAACACTGTTAGTTGATTAATTTTTTTCTGATCCTTAGATTTGGAGTTCAGTTGAGACTGAATTCCTTGCATGTATTTTCTAGCTTCTTTTTGTTGCCATGTGTTGTCCGGCATATTATCAAATATTGCTTTAAAATCATTGTCAAAAAAGTTAGATCCAAATATTTCTGGATGTAGACATTCGTGCGTCATAACTGTGGTAGAAAAATAATGACCAATTTCTCTGTTGGCTCTGAGTGTGTTGACGAATTGCAACAACGAAGGTGTTGTTTTAATAGTAAGACCAGACAGCGTTTGATTGATGTTCAATGTTATCCATTTCTGTGATGCAACATACTCAAAGTTTTTGCGCCACTGTGTCAAATCCAATCCGTAACGGACATATTCTTGCTCTGCCCCAAAACAATCAATACTGGCAGTTAGATCAAATCTTTTTAATTTGTGTGTTGATACTAACGTTTTTATTTTATCAATCAATGCTGTCAGTCTAGGAGTTGTAATCATTAGATTACTCACCACATTGAATTCTAGATTTGGATGCGGGTTCTTGTCAAAGAATTCCAAACACTTGTCAAATTGCTGTTGATAAAATGGTTCGCCGCCTAGCACATGAAAACGTTTTAATGTTTGACCATTCACTTCCATCCACAACCAAAGTTGATCAGTCAGCCCAGCAAGGTCATCAACTTTTTTAGAAAAATTTTCAATCACAACACCATTCTTCTCAAATCGACCAAATTTAACATTTTCTTGTTGAATTTTGCTACTGAATCCATCCCAACAATAGATACAACTCATGTTGCATACATTATCAAAATACACTTCAAGTATAGTGGGTGTTACTTCAACGGCTGTTGGATTATTTTCCAATTCAGGCGGCGCCATATTAGGAATAGCTATGTGAAACTGTCGATCACTTGATCCACCGGCTTCCTCAATTTTTTGACAATATTCGCATCCGGCCTGTGGCCATTGCCCGTCTAGCATGGTCTGCCGGGCAGATAGTTTTTTTGGTGTGTTATGAAATGAATCAAATGTATCAACAGTCACAGGATCACTGTCAACACGATGACAGGAACTGGTAGAGCCATCATACAGTCGTATGGTGCTCCAATTCCATTTGAGTTGACATGACGTCTCTGTTCGAATTGGAAAAAACTTATCGGACATTAATAATCATCATCATCTTCGTCTTCGTCAATATCATCATCTTCGTCATCATCGTTTTCTTCTATTTCGTCATGATTTCTAAGATAGCTGGTTAGCGCCTTCTTGACGTCACTGT